CGGAGGCTCTTTGCCAGGTGAAGAACTGCGCTCCCAAGAGGCGCCGGCTGGCTGATCAAAATGAACTTCGCACCGAGTGGGCTGGTCGCCCTGCCGCGGGCATCGTCCTGCACCTGCCGTCGTCAAGAGCTTGCCTTGTCGATGAGCGCTACGCGAGATCAGCGTATCTCTTCGATCACTCTCGGCCCTTCGCAATCATCCTCATCAGCCCGTTTGGAGGATGCCAGCTCCGATGCGAGTCTCGTCACCGTCAGCTCGGCGCGTATATATCCGAGCACTTCGAAAAATTCCCCCCGCACAATCACCCAGGCGTTGCCGATATGGGCAATCTTCGGGCAGGAGGTATGCCGGGCCTTTTCAAGGCTCCGGGCAAGCCAAAGGTCCGCGCCCTTCCAGCGCGGAAACATATAGAGCATAAATTTGCCGTATATCGGGTTGGGCTCAAGCCTGATCATCCGCGCACCTTTGACGCGGTACATTTCCGGGCGCGCTTCGATCGAATCTATCAATGAAGAAGGCTTGCTGGACAGTATATTGAACGACCAGTTACATTCTCTAGACTTTTTTGCACAAGGAAACATTCTGTCCAAGTCCGCCTGGATCATCCCAGCAGTCTTCTCGATGCCTGCTTTTCGTGGAGCATGATCGGAAGCAAATGCGGAGGGCACCGCCAATGTCACCAACAGCGACGCAACCAGCACCGCCGGCCCGATGTGACGGAAAAGGAAACCGAAGATCCTCATTATGCCTCTACCCGCCTTTTTGCACGCCGATCATGCGATTCCCTGATCGGCAGGTCCCCCGCATGATCCCCTTTTGTTCCATGCAAGTCAATTGGCCGCCGTAGTGCTCGGTGCGAATCCGTCATTCCCCAATGATTGCCATTTCAGCGGAGAGATGAAGGCCCAGGGGACTACCTTGTGCGTCTCCCACGCTTGCTTCGCTTCCCGGAATTCCTGCCGGCGCGCATTCAGGCGCGCAACGAACAGAGCGGGCAGATCGTTGAAGCGCACGGGGCTGGGTTGGCGGCCCTCCTGTGTCTTCGGATCATAATGGGGATCCCATCTCCCTCCGACATAGCCGCTGTAATCCTGTTTCGAGCTCATCGGTATCGACGCGAATATTTTTGCCGCCTTGCTGAAGGCGCCACTCAGATTGCCACTCATCAGTTCGTCGATGACGTGCCCTTGCTGCAACAAGGTGATGGCAACAATGTCCTGAGAGATCGGTGAGAAATCCGGCCTCGACCACCAAGCTTCACCATAGTTTCTCCAGTTCTTGAGCGCGATCTGATATCGCCCGATCGGTACGGTGCCGTGGAAGCTTTTGAGGTCCGGCAGCTTGTTTTTGTCCGGATAATGGCTCCTGTAATACCCGTCACCCTCTGTCACTTCGGTGTGTGCAAATACGTCCAGTAGCGCTTTCACTTCGGGCAGGGTGTAAAGATACGCCACATATTCTCTGATTTGACGCAATTTCTCAGGCGACTTTTGGTCGGTACCCGAGTTCCCGGCGGGATAGGGGGGCGCCGGTCGCGCCATGCGCAGGGGTTCCGCGAGCCATGCTTGATGGCGCTCAGTCGTACGATAGTCACCATTGACCCCATGGCCGAGGCCGCCGAATCCGCTGTCGACTTGCGACAAGTTGACGGGCGGTGCCGCCGACTTCGCATCTGCCGTTTGTGCAGATGATGGCGAAGAATTCGGCGCCGCTGCAGCGCCCGTGCCGCCCTGGGCGTCTGACCCGGCGGAATCTGACCCGGCGGCGTCCGCCTCTGCCGCGCCGTCGGAAGCTACGGCATCGGTGTCGGCGCCCGTTGTCGACATTGGTGCAAAATAAGCGGCCGGTTGAAGCTCGGATGGCGGTCGCGGATTGCCTGCACCTGTGTCGAGCACAGGCCGTGGCGTGATCACGTCCAACCCTGCCTGTCGGAGCAGTTCCTGGGAACGCCGCTGAGTCATTGCATCAGCCGAAGGCGGATAGCCCTGCAGGCCCTGTTGCAGCCGGTCGAGCGAGGCATATTCATCGGGCGTCACCAGATCGCGCACCAGCCGCAGATCCTGCTTCAGGAACAGCTCCGGATGCTCGGCGGCGAGCTGGTTCAGGTCGTGCGCAGTCTGGCCGTGCGGCGCGATCGGTGTCGGGTTGCTGTTCTGCCAGGCGCGGCGCGCGAGCGCGGCGAGCGTTTCCGGCGGCAGGTCGTCGCGCGTCGCCGGTGGAATCTGGTTGGGCGAGATGAAGCCCGGGCCGAGATCGTCAGCGAGCGCCAGTGCCGCATTCGTCGCGGCCACGGCCTTCGCCGCGCTGCGCTGGTCGGCGAGGCCGATGCGCCGGTTCAGCTCGGCATGGGCGATTTGCTTGCGCTCTTCAGTCCAGTCCTGCGCGTCGATCGCCTGCGCGGCAGCGGCACGGTCCTGCGGCGCCGGGGCCAGCCGCTGCGAGCCGGCCGCATTCAGCAACGCCATGTTGTGGAGGACATATTTCCGGGCGTCATCCGGGATCGCACCGAGCCAGGCATCGCCTTTGCCGGCGATCGCCGCGTCGAGCGCGTCGGTACCGATCCGCGACGCTGCCCAAGCCTTTGCCGCATCACCCCGATAGCGCTGCACCAGCGCGGAAAGCCCGAGGGCCGGCGCGTTCGCGGCGCCGACACCCTGCCCGCCGGCTGTGCCCCCGCTCGCGGCGCTGTCGGGCGGCGAGATCGCGAGCATCCTGGCGTCGAGATCAGCTGCCCCTCGTGTCGGCGGCGTGGCGGGCGCGGTGGTCGAGGCTATCTGGGGCAGGCCATCGACATCGGCGACACCCAGCAGTTCGGCGAGCGGCGCGAACAGCATCTGTTGCGCTTTGCGCCGGTCGTCCTCGGTCATCGCGTCATTATATTTGCGAAAACGCACCACCGCGCCGAGCGGATCACCCTGCGCGTCCTCATAGATCGTCTTCAGATAGGCGTTGGAGTAATAAGCCGAGACATCCGACCGGATCTGATCGATGCCAACGCCCTTCCGAACGCGCTGCGCGACGAGGTTTTCGGCGCCCGTTGCGAGGAATTTGTCGGCGGTCGCCGGGTCGTCGCGATGGTTGACCGCATCATTGACTGAGCCCTCGATGACAGCGCTGGTCTGGCGCTCCTGCTCGACGCCGAACTGTTGCGCGGTGTGCGCATTGATATTGTCCAGATCGAGCGCGAAGCGCGATCCGGCCGATCGATCGAACAGCGCGCGCAAATTGGGCGGCAGGCTGTCGCGGATGCGGTCGTGGATCGCGGTGATCTGGTCAGTAACGGCCTTTTGCGCATTGGCCGCCGCAAAGCCGCTGGTCGTGAAATAGGCTGACTTGCCGCTGTACAGGATCGGCGTGGTTTCCGCGCCATATTGGTTCCACCCCGCCTTGATCGCTGCGTCATCGAAAAGCCCCTGCGGATCCTGCGCGTGCAATATCTCGTGCCCGTCCTGCTGAGGCTGCTGAGCGGGTTTCGCAGCGGCCGGATCCGGCGTTTGCCCGGCGCGTATCGCAGCCTTGATCAGGTCGGCCTGACGGCGCTTCTCGGCCAGGTCCTGCGCATCCTTGAAGTTGCTCGCCGCCGTCTGGCCGGCCTCGCCGAGCGACTGCATGCCCGCACCGATCGCTCCAAGGCCGGAGCCGGAGAAATCGCCCGGCCGGAATTTCGCATCGATCACATCAGCCAGGCCGATCTTGTTCTGCTCGATAGGAACCGTCGGCATCAGCCAATCTCCCCTGCGGATTTCTGGCTTTGCGCCATTTTCACGGCCTGGGAGGCCCCGCCCAAAGCGGTGCCCAGCCCGTTGAAGATGCCATCGATCAGCGCGCCGCTTCCCCTGGCGCGATCGCCCTGCGCCTCTGACCGGTAGTTGAAGGCGTTGATCTCGAAGCCCCGGGTGCGCTCATTGCCACCCTTGTAGATTTGGGCGAGATCCTCGGCGCCGGTCGCGGCCGTGTCGCGTTGCAGGTCGACCGCACTGCCGAAATTGAGGTCGATGCCGTTCGCTGCCATCGCTGCGGTCTGTGCGCCCTTGGTCTGGGCGAGGTCGCGATAGCGGCGCTGCGCCTCGAGATTGGTGTTCTGGATGCTGTCCTGCGCCTGGTCCTCGGCAAGGCGGGCATTCTGGTCGGCGACGCTCGCCTGGTAATCGAGCACCTGTTTCTGGCCGATACCCGACACGACCGAGCCGACGCTTTTCACCGCCGTCGCTGTGGCCAGGAGAGTGACTGGGTCACACATCAGTTTTGCTCCATCCGGAAAGTCATGAATTCCATCTCGCCTGTCACGATCCGCTCCTCTGAGAGGCTCAGGCCCATCCCGACAGCGACTAAGGCGGTCAGCGGAGAAGTTGAATCGAGCTTCGGAAGCAGCAGGCGGGGCTGGAGCGAGCGGGGCTGTGCCCTGAACGGATCGCGTGAGCCCAATCCGAACGGACGGTCGCGAAACCGACCCTGCCCTGCTCATCTCAGCAACAGATAGCCAGGGCCAATTTGTTGGTATCTCTTATGCGCAACCCGGGTGCCGTCCAGCTTCTCCCGATAGGAGCGAATGTCGCGAACGACGCGGACGCCTCCATCCGAACCACCAAGATAGGCGTCGAACTTCAATGCGCCGATTCCCTTCGCGGCTATCCAGGGCGCCTTGATGTCGCCCGGGCCGAAATAGACATTCTTCACATTCTCGTCGGCGTTGCCGATCGGGTGGATATGCCATATGGCAACCGCATTCGGCGGCGGCGGATCGGCCTGATCCTGGAAATCGGCCCCGGAAGCATAGAGCCTGGGAAATGGCGTGCCGACACCGGAAAGCCGATAGGGATATTCATAGCCGAACGTCCCGTCGGCGCGCTTGATGATATAGCCCGTGCGCTCGTTATTCTCGCCGAGCGAACCCGCCACGCCCCGCGCAAGCGCAATCGCATCAAAGGCAGCGTCGTCGGCGGTGGCGAATTTATAATTCGGGCCTTTGATCGTATAGGTCGAGGCGGTCACGCCCCTCGCGAATTGCGCTCTGCCGTTATTGTCGAAAACCGCCTCGCGATGCGCGGTTGACGGTGTGCCGACCAATATATTCACGTTCTTGCCGATGAAATATTGCTCGAGCGGCCTTTGCGCCTGCAGCGCGGGGAGCAGGGCAGCCGCGGCCACCTGGGCGTCGCTGGTCCGCTGCGCCAACTTGGCTTGCAGGGCCAGCACCCGCTTTTCGTGCCCTTTCTTGCCCTGCTGTTTGATCAGCTCTTTGTTCTTGTCACGGATGTCCGACATGATGTGCTTATAGGTCTGCTCGAGACGCGCCGTGTCATAGGCGCGTTTGGCCTGGATCAGGGGAGCGAGCTGCGGATCCGACATCGTATTTCCCGAAATGACGGCAGCAAAGCCGCTCTTTCCCATTTCGTTGATCGCTGGTGCCGCCGGTGTCGCGGCTGCAGCTGCCGCCCCGGGCGTTGATGCTGGTGCCGTTGCGCCAGGCGGCGGGGTGGTGCCGTTGGCCGGCGCCGCCGCGATGTCCGTAGCGGCCGGGTCGCCTGGCTTTACCTGACCAGCCGCGGCCGGCGCCGCGTCGGCCTGGCCTGCACCTTTCCCGCCCGCAGGCGCGGGGCCGGCTACGGGCGCGCCGGGTGGGGCCGCAGGCCTGCCCGCCGCCGCAGCCCCGGCAGGGCCCTTGCCAGCTTGTCCCTCCGTCGCGGCCTGCACGCCAGGTTGGGTGTCGTCAGCGCCTGTCGGCAGAGAAGCATGCCCGGCCCGGCCCGGGGGAACGTCGGCCCCATCAGCTTGCAGGGCGATACCCAGCTCGCGCGCATTGTTACGCAGCGATTCGATGATCTCGGCGCCGCTCGCGACGCGCTTACCGCCCGTGATCAGCGCGAGTTCGGGCTCCATGCGCGACCAGAGCTGCATCATGGGGCCTTCCCACGTCGGCGCCGGGACAGGCGGCGCAAGCATTGTAGTCGCGCCATGATCCGGGCGGAGCCGCTCAATGAAATCCGTCAGTGACTCGGGCTGCCCGGCCTCGGGTGCCGCGACCGTGTCCGGCTGCGCTGCGTCAGCCGCAACAGTAGCCTCTGCCGGCTGCTGCGGGGGGAGATCCGGTGTTTCCGGCATCGGGTCAGTCGGAACAGCGGCGATATCTTCCGGATCGATCGGCATCACCGGCATTTCCGTAAACCCGGGTGTGCATCGTTGCGGTGGCGGTAGGTCATCGGCGACTCCTGAATTCGACCCGATTAGGCGCTGCGCTCGAGGAGTTGAATCAAGCGCCGGGATGATGCCGCATCAGGGTCGCTCCTGGCGGAAGGCCATGAAGTCGACGCCGTCGATCGCGCTCGCCTCCTCCGACGGGCAAGACCCGTCGCCGGAGCGTCCGGACGGTGCAACTGCTTCGGACAGCAACCAGATTGGACGGCATCGGCATTAAACAGCGTTGCCTCGGGCCAGCCAGCGACTGATGCCGCGCAGCATCAGTAGGAGACGAAGCAGTTTCAGCGTCAATTCGGTATTAGGCAGCCAGCTTGAGCGACCACGCGATCATGGTCGGAGCGCCTACGCCTGCCAGCGCTACAACAGCCGATCCTTGAACCTCCGAAGCGCCTCGCCGATGGGCATCCCCTCGATGACCTTGCTCTCCAGCTTGATCTCGATGTCCCGACCAATCCCCGCCTTCCGAGCCGCATCAGCGGTAAGGGTCACAATGACGCCCGCGTCAGTTTCGCGGATGTCCTGGATCAGGTCATAGCCTTCGACGTTGAGCGCCCCCGTGTCGACATGAACACCCTGTAGCCCAAGCTGCCGTTCCTGCTCGTCAGGCTCATTGGCCAGGTCGAGCATGACATAGTTCACAGGCTCGTGTGAATCGTCCGCAAACGCCAACAGCGTTGCATATCCATCGTCGCTGAAGCTGGCTACTTTGGCTACAAACCCCGCCTTCATGCACTCACTTCCGCTTCGGTGAGGCCGCCAGGTGCGGTGGTGACACCGCTGAAGATCCCGCCAACCGACGCGCCTTGCCCTTTGGCTTGCGTGAACGTGACGAATTCAGTGCTGGAGAACAAGGTCCTGTCCGTCCCAATCCTGAAGCCTAGCCGACGCAGGAAGCGAATGGCCCGGACATTATCAGCGGAGACCAGATTGGACAGCATCGGCGTTGAATCGAGCATCGCCGCCACGAAGCGCGGCCCCCAGCGCAGCATCGCGCGCGGGTGCTGGTAGATCGCGTCGGTCCCGAGCATCCAGGGCGTGCCCTCACCGCTCAACGCGCTGCGCACCACCAGCCCGAACATCGCCTCGGGCCGGCCGTCGACCAGAGCCGTACAGCACCAGGACGAGGCGATCAGCCCGTTGCGCAATGCCTGTTTCGGCGCATGCCCCATCGCCGCGCATTCGATCACATCGTCGGCGCGCATCCGGTTGGCGATCCGCCCGACATGCGCCGGCGAGGCCGGCACGATGCGGATCCCATTCGCCCCCGCCCTATTCCGATGCGTCGGGATCAAGATAGATGCCCGTGATCGTCATCGGCAGCGGGTCGCTCGATTGCACCACCACCCGCGCACCACCATTGATGTCCGGCCGCAGCCAGGTCTCGATCAGCCCGGTCTGCAGCGCATTGGGCTGGCCGAGAATTTCGGTCGTGCGTGCGCGCAGCGTCTCGAGCTTCGCGTCGGTGGGCCCGACCTTCAGCCCCCGCGTATCAATCGCCCGGATGACGGCCTTGGCCTGAGTCTGCGGCTTGGCGATCGTCCAGCCCGCCTTGCCCTGCCAGGCGAGCGGCAGCGTCTCGATCGTCGCGTCATAAGGCAGCCCCGCGGTCACGATCGCGGCGGGCGACGGCAGCTCGACTATGCCATTGGTCACCACCAGCCCGGAAACGACATTGCCGTCAGCCAGCGCGCTGATCGTACGACCCTCGAGATGGTCGAGGTTGCGCAGGGTCGTCGCCGGCACATCGAAGGCATAGGAGACGGCACTGTCGAGAAAGCAGCTATTCTCCACGCCGTCCCAGCGCGCCGCCGCCATCCGCTCGATCAGCAATTTCTCGCCCCGCCGTACCGTCAGATACAGGCGGTCCTCGCCATTCTCCGAGATGACGCAGACGCTCTCGACCAGCCCGTCAGTCTCGCACAGGGTCCAGCCCCAGATATTCTGCTCCTGCTCCCAGGTGAAGCACAGCAGCGCCCCGTCGCTTCGCACCGCCCAGATCAGCGATCGTGGCTCCTGCGCATAGGCCCAGGAGACGATGTCGAGGCCCCGAAAGAGATGCGGCGAATAGATCGTCACATCGTTCGACTTGATCGAGTCCGACTGGAATTCGTAGCCGAGCGTCCGCACGCCATTGCCGACGCCTGTCTGGTAGAAGCACACGCTGTCGATCACCAACGGCGAGAGACGCGAGGATCCGCGCCCGTTCTGGCGGCGGCTCACGAAATCGGTTGCGCTGATATAGCCGGCCTGGCCGCCCTCGATCTTGAAGATGGCATCGGAGGTGAGTGCCAGCAGGTCATTCATCGAGACGAGCTGGTTCACTGCGTTCACCCGGCCCGCGACCAGCCCGAACGAAAACGCGTCCGACGCCTTGAGCGGCCGCGAGATATCCATATTCTCGAAGCTGCCCGATCGCGAACCATAGATCGCATTGGGATGGTTCGCGGTGCGGCCCCATAGCAGCCGCTGCTCGAAGAAGGTCACGGTCGAGGGATAGTTGCCGCTCAGTCTGGCATTGATCGTCGTGCTCGAAACGGTCTGGGCCGGCGTGACATCATAGGTGCCGATGCCGCCGGTGGCGCCTGTCAATTGAGAGACGATAACGGTGCCGTCGGTCACTCCGGTCCCGCTCAGCGCCTGCCCGGCGGCGAGCGCGCCGCTCGAGACGGCGGTGACCGTCATCACCACGCCGCTGATGCTCGCAGTCACGGCGCCCGTGCTGTCGGCAAACGGATCGTCGCCGACCGGAGGGCCATCCGAATAATCAGGCCCGATATTGTCGTCGACGAAGCTGACGTCCGTCGTCGTGCCGATATAGCCGAACTCCTGCGTGTTGTCGGCCTTGTACACCCGGTAGCGCGTCGCACCGGTCGAGCCGCTCCAGCTGATGGTGTTCTTGTTGCGCTTGAGCGTCAGGTCGTTTGTCGCGCCGGCCGCAGCCGAGGGCCGGCTCTCGGTCCCGGAAAGGTCATCGATAGCCGTCACCACATAGCTTGCCGGCTGCGGGAAATAGGCGTTGCCGCTGTTCGCCGCGTCGGTGTTGGGGATGGAAGCGGTCGCCGCCACGCTGCCGGGCGCTGCGAGCGGCGGCGTGAAGTTGATGCTGGAGAAAGTCCAGTTCGTATGTCCGGCGCGCACCAGCTTGGCCGGCGCATGGTTGAGGTGCGCCAGATACATGGTGTCGGCCGACTGCTCGTAATCGAGCTCGGCGAGTTCGGCCGCGTTATAAGGCGAGCCGACGCGATAGAGACGGGCGACGCTCATAGCTCGGGCCCGTCAGCGCGCTTGTTGTGCGACAATATGCCGGCCGAGACATAGCTGCGCGCTCCCGCAACCGCGATCTTCGCGACCCAGGCCGATCCGTCGGGCACGCCGATCGCGTCCATCCGCACCCAGGCGCCGTCGATCCGGAACAGATGCTCGGCGGTCGCACGCGGATATCCTTCGGCGCGGAGCACCGGTTGCCAGGCGCGTTCGATCGCCTCGACGGGATAATCGCCCCATTCGAAACTCTCCTCATGCCGGGTCCGCACAAGCATCCCGACCTTCAGCAGCCGCGCCTCGATCTCGCTGCCATCCGCGAGCAGGATCGGCGTATCGTCCGCCACGCACCAGCCGCCGCCGATGCC